AGCGCCGCCTTGTCGATGTTCGGGTCGCGCCACATCCAGCCCCACAACTCCTGCTCGGGCGTCAGGTTGGCGGCGCGGTACGAGACGCCCCTGATCTCGGCCACCTTCGGCGCCATCGCCTCGATGTCCTCGGCCACCACCTCGGCGGCCCGCTGGTCGAGGTTCACGTCCTGCCGCGCCACGTCAGCCCACCATTGCCATCTGGGGCGGAATCGCTCCCCCGGCAGCGGCAGCGCGTGTAACCGCTCCAGATACGCCGCCCACGGCGCCGCCCAACGCAGACGCCGCGATGTTCGGCCCGCCGCCGCTGCCGGTGATCTGCGCCGCGCCCAACTGCCCCGGCCCGCCCGGCATCGCCGGCGCCCCCGGCGGCAGCGCGTTCGGGTCGCCCCCGGCCATCTGCGGCGGGGTCATCACACTATTAGGAAACACGGTTCCATCCCCCGCCTGCGTGGCCTCCTGCTTCGCCAGCGCCAGCATCCGCTGCCGCTCGTCGTCGTCGCCGGTCAACTGCGCCGCCAGCGCCGCGATCTGCGCCTGGTTGCCCGGCAGATCCCTGATCCGCTGGGCCAGCAGCTTCGCCTCGAACACTTCGGGGTTCGGGTCTCCGATGATCTCGGCGCGGAACTCCTCGCGCAGCACCAGCCCGATCTGCGACCACTCGGCCCACTGCTGGCCCTTCGCGAGGTTCGGCTGCGGCGGGAAGTCGGCGTCCAGGTCGTAGAGGCCGCCGGCGAGGTCGGCGGTCAGGTCCATCACCTGCCGCTTCGGCCCATCCCCGCGCTTGTCGGTCAGCGTGACCGGCGTGATCCGCTGGATCGGGATGGCCCCGTACTTCTCGGCCAGCCCGGTCAGGATCTCGAACGCGATGCTCGCCGTCTCCGCGAACAGCTCCAGCACGCCGCGCTTGGTGTCCTCCATCGCGTCGTCCGCGAACGCGCGGGCCAGCGACGCCTGGAAGCCGGACTGCCCGCCGCCGCCTGATGCCGCGTCAGGCGGCCCCTGGTCCTTGTTGGACGAGCGCAGGATGTCCACCACGCGGTACACGTCCTGGCTCACGTCCATCTTCAGCGGCACGAGCTTGGTGCCGGCCGCCGGGCGGATCACCGAGAGCGGCGCGATCTCCACGTCGTCGGGCTGGTCGTCCTCGACGCTGTAGTCCGGCACGGCGCCGGGGATCGTCTCCTCGATCAGCGTCGGGAACCCCGACCACCACATGCTGACCGTGGCGCCGGTCAGGATGGCGTCGATGGCGAGCCACGACTGCGCGAACGGCAGTACGAACGGCATCGCCCGCTTGTCGGGGTTCGGGTTCGCCCAGTGCGGCCCCCACTTCAGGATGCACGGCAGCCGCTCCAGCCCGCACGTCTCGCGCAGGTCGATCACCGCGTCGGCCAGCAGCCCGTCCTCGTTCTTGGTCGCGGTCTTCTTGCCCTCGACGGCGTACGCGACGTAGGGGTGGGCGCCGTCGTCCATCCATTCGAGCGCGTACAGCTCGTACACGTCGATCTGCCCGCTCCCGCTGCCCTCGGTCCCGTCCGGCGAGAGGTGCTCCTCCATGCCGTCCCAGACCCAGCGGGCCTTCATGATCTCGGTCAGCGTCCACTTCCGCTTGACCAGCACCGCGTCGAGCACGAGTCCCGGCCCGAAGACGGGGATGAACTCGGTCGGCCCCAAGACCTGCATCGTGACCGGGATGCGGCGGGCGCGGTAGTCGCGCTGCTCCTCGTCGCGGGCCTTCGCGCTGGCCTTCGGGGAGACGCGGAAGCCCTCGCCGGCCTCCTCGCGCGACTTGCCGTCCTTGTCGCGCTCGTAGCGCGGCTTGATCTGCTTCGTCGGCGTGCCGTCGCGGTCGTACTCGTAGAGCGAGAAGTCCTGCCGCATGTCTGCGGTGTGCGGCAGGGTGATCGAGAGCGCGACGCCCTGGTTCAGGATCACGTCCACGCTGTCGTGCCACGGGTAGCAGCGCTGCTTGTCGTCCATCGCGGCCTGCATGATCTGCTCGATCTTGATGGCTTCCGTCTTGGCGGGGATGCTGTCGCCGCGCGCCCACCGCTTGACGCGGGGCTTGTCCTTCGCGATCAGGTTCTTCTGGTGGTAGGCGACGAGGTACTTGTCGGGCAGGTCCACGCGGAACGCCTCGACATCGACGCCGATCTCCGCGAAGCCCGAAGCGATGGGCGCCTTCTTGTCGCCGTTCAGCAGCGCCAGCGCCTCGGTGGCGCGGTCCTGGGTCTGCTGCCAGCGCGGCGCGTGGGTGGCGTCGAGCGTGGCGATGTGGTCGCGGAGGACGTATTTCGGCCCGACCTTCTCGATGTCTGCCACGCTGTTCCTGCTCCATCAAAAAACGCCCCCTCGATTGAGGGGGCGTCGGTGTTCTGGTTACGCGGGTAGTCGGCTAGTAGCCGCCGCTGCTCACGATGCTGCCCTGCCGGCCGACGATCCGCCGCGTGCCGGCCGGTCGGTAGGTTGCCGCCACGTCCGCACACCGCTGCAACGCCAGCACGAACGCGTCGGTCTGGTCGTCGTGCTGCCCGGTCGGGAACGCCGCCACCTCGTCCACGAACGCCCCGAGCCACGCCCCGCGCGCCGGCAGCCGCACCTTGCCGGCCTCTGCCAGCGGCGCCACCGCCTGCGCCCGCGCCTCTTTCGATGCCGTGACCCTCATCGGCAGGATCGGCGGCACCCCGCGCATCCGGCGCAGCTCCTGAATCGCGCTCTGCCCGGCCGCCGTGTCCTCGATCAGCACGCAGCGCGGACGCCACCGCTCGGCGGCGTCGAGGATCGCCCGCCGCAGTTCGGGGTACTCCAGCCGGTCGCGCGTCACGTCCAGCACGTAGTGGTGCAGCCGGTCGGTGCCCAGCGCCACGATGGCGCTGTAGTCGTTGTTCACGCCGGTCTTGAACGCCGCGTCAACCGCCAGCACGACGTGCAGACCCTCGGGCGCCTGCTCGTACCGCTCGCTGAACCACGCGCGCTTGAAGATGCCGCCCTCGTCGGAGGTGGGCCGCTGCTGGTAGAGCGCGTGCCAGCCGCGAGCGCCCTGCTCGTTCGTGAGGTCGGTCTTGATCTCCGCAAGCGACGCCAGGTCGTACCACTCGGGCCAGAGCGCCTCGCCGGGCTTCCTGCCGAGCGCGTCGCTCTCGTCCGCGATGGCCGGCAGCGTCAGCACCGTCCACCCGCTCGCGCCGCCGGAACTCAAAATGCGCCCGGCCAGGTCGTCCTCATGCCATCTGGTTTGGCAGAGCACGATGCGCCCGCCGGGCATCAACCGCGTTCGCGCGACCTCGGTGTACCAGTCCACGTCGCGCCCGAGCACCTGAACCGCGGCAAAGCGCAGGTAGAACGCAGTCCCGTTGTCGCGGATACTGCCGTCATAGACGAAAGCGATATTCACTGCGCCCCTCCGATTACCCACTGCCGAGAACCACCGCTGCGTTCCAACCGCACCTTGAAGGTACCCTCGGCCACGGCAGTTTCCACCGCCCTGCGCACGGGTTCCATCTGAAGATCATCCACCACTACCATATAAGAAAGTGGGGTAAAGCGCCGGATGTCCGCGAGGGCCACTTCGTAGTCGTGGCCGCCGTCGATGAAGCAGAGGTCATAGCGGGTTTCAGGCAGCACCACATTGCGGGAGTCACCTTGCACGAACTTGAAGTGCTCGGGGTACAGGGCGCTGAGCCGGGCCACTCCGGGTTCGGTGCAGGCCCACTGCCCCGTGTCGATGGAGGTGAGGCGGGCTCCGGTGGAGAGGAACGCAGCCGCCGACATCCCGGCGTTGAAGCCGATCTCCAAGACGCTGGTGTCGGGGCCGGAGAACCGGGCAAGATCCGCCACCTGCTCGGGCACTACTGATCCCTCGACCACCACAGCCGAGTCCTTCAGCAGTTCCGCCATATGGGCCGAGACGTGACGCAGGGCCTGTACTGTCTTCTCGGGGGAATCGGTGTACTTGCCCCACAGCTTCCAGGCCCCCATCACAGTGCTGCGCCAGTTCAGGAGCCCATGCTTGGCGATGAGGGCGTTGGCCGTCTTCAACTGCGACTGCTTGTTGTCCCAGTCGCTGTGAACGCGGTTGCCCGTCACCGAACCGTAGTGGAACAGGAAGGACTCGCGGGCTACGGCCAGAGTGCCGAGATCGGCGGTGATGCGCATGCTCAGATCCAGGTCGTCGCCGCCGGGAAGGGACTCGTCGAGGATCTTGCCGTCCCACTCAAGCTCACGCAGTACATCGCTGCGGTAGGTCGCGCAGAACCCGATGAGAAACGGGACTGTGCCCCAATCGTCGCCGCGGTGAAGCTCGTGATACTGGTGGCCAGACACGTAGTTGGAAGTAGGGCCGACTCCAGCGTTGCTCTCCAGCAGCGCCAGTTGCCGCGACCAGAACTTCCGGTCCTGCGGGAACACCACGTCATCGTTGCACATGGTGAAGTGCGTCGCCACGTCCCGAAACTGGTGCCATCCGAGGTTGATGGACCGCATCCATCCGAGGTTGTCGGGAGAGACGTAGTACAGAAGGCCGGGGTAGGACTCCAGCGACTTCAGCAGGGCACTTTCGCTGGTGCCGCTGTTGTCGATGAGGAGCACGCGGCCCTCGAAATCCGTGTAGTTGTAGAGCGTGCGAATCGCCTCTGCACACATGGCTGCGTTGCGCCATGTCGGCATCACCAGAACGTGTGTCACTGCTTCACCTCGATGGCGGGCACCGCGATTGTCCTGTCCTTCAGGTACTTCTCCTCCGAGTGCCATTCGGGAGTGAAGCGGGGCTTGTGGACCGTCTTGGCCGAGGTGTCCGCGTAGATCGGCACCCCGTACTTGCGGCACTGGAAGCAGAACTGGATGTCCTCGCCCGCGCCGGGATTCGAGAACCAGGGCTTCGGGACGCGGCGAAACGTGGTGGCCTGAATCAGCACAACGCCGAAGCCGACCGCATCGACCTTGATGAGGGCGTCACGCTCGTAGTCGAGGATGGGCTCGTTGTGGTAGGCCCCGTTGTCCTTTGGGGTCATGCGATAGAGCACGGGGACGATGGGCTCGCGGGCGGTGAAGGCGAGGGCCGCGACCACGGGCAACTGGTGCCGCAGGAGCCGCATCAGGACCGAGCAGTCGAACTGCATGTCGTCGTCGTAGAACATCAGGTAGTCCGCCCCCATGTCCAGCGCCCGATCAATGCACAGTTCACGAGCAAGGCCGGGCAGACTGACGCCGATGGCCGCCACGAGGTCGAACTCCAGCGCGATGCCATGAAGCTCGGGCGGGATCTCGGCCATGCCCGACTGATCCCACGAGTCGAGCGGCGTGAGGGGCGTGTCGGGCGGCATAAGCCCCTTGGCGATCATGGCCGAGCGCTCCTGAAGCCTTCCGAGGTAGTGCTGAAACCCGAGGAAGTTGGCTACGCAGTCTTTGTCGGCCCCGTCATACCACGGCAGGCAGAGAGCGATCTTGAGCTTCTTCACAGGACACCTTCTACCACGATGCGGAACCATTCGAGGCCGCTGACGTGGCGGGCCGGGTGCAGATGGTGGCCGAGATGGGATTCGAGCCGATGCTGCTTGAGCTTGGGGGTGCGGTCGATGCGAACGAGAACGCCCTTGCAGGTGTCGCAGCGCCGCCACCGATCCATGCTCCAGGTACCCCACAGGTTGTGCCGGTAGATGCGGACGTTGAGCCACACGGTCCACCAGACGATGACGCCAATCGCAAGAAACGCCCCGAAGACTTCATCAGAGGAACTTGACATGCCGTCAACTATAGAGCAACAAAAAGGCCCCCGTCAACTACCCGGGGGCCGTGACCGAAACGCTGGTCAGACTAGAGGCACTTGACGTACCCCTTGGCGTAGCCGCCGGGCGAGTTGACCGCCGCGCCGATGGCCTCGCACGCGATGACGAACCCGCCGGGCCGCGTGAGCAGACCGGTCGAGTTCACACCCAGGGAGCCGGTGGCACCGACGCCGAGGATTTCATCGAGGGCAACCGTGCCGGACGAGCCGGTGGCGAAAATCGCAACCGACTGGAAGTAGCCGAGGGCGCGAGCAAGGCCGATGCCGTTGTTGGGCACCGTCTTGATCGAGATCCCGGCAAACATCCGCTGGCAGGTGGACTTGGGCAGAACGGCCTGACCACCATCGAGCGACGCCGCGAGGTTGGTGAAGACGACCGGCAGACCGAGCGTGATCGAGGCACCTTCGACGTTCTTGAAGGCGATATCGACGTACTCGGGGGCGAGGTCCTCGCCAGGGGAACCGATTCCGTGAAGCATCTTGAACTGCATGTTGGTTTCTCCTTTCTCCTGGTTTGGGTTAGCTCGTGATGGTGGTGTCGATAGAGCCGATGACGCCGTGCTTGCGCCGCGCCTTGACTCCGACCGCACCGGTCCACAGGATCTGCGACACCGACGCATCCTGGTTCGCAGGTTCCACCGTGGGACGGGCGCGGAAGTTGGTCTGCGAGTCAGTCATGAAGTCGATGAACGCCGAGTTGATCATGTACCACGTACCCGAGGTCGCGCTCTGAGTCGTCGTACCGTTCGCCACGTCGGGCACGTTCTCGTCCCAGACCACGATGCCGTCATTGAACGTGACGTTGCGGAAGGGGATGTCGGCGCGCTGCGTGGTGTTGCGGTAGAAGAACGTCAGCATTTCCTCGTAGAACTCGGCCGTGGCCTGGTCCGTGATGTGGATGTCGGGGAAGCGCTTGCCGCCGCCGCCACCCTTGCCGCAGTTGTTGTAGGTCTGCCGCAGGTTCTTGCGGAAGCCCGCAAACGTGGTCGAGGTGTCGTTGAGCTTGACGTTCCTCCACCACGAGTACGTGGACTGGTTGATGTTGCCGACCGTGGTGCTCGTGGTCGGGTCGAACTTGACCAGAAGCGGCAGCGGGTCCACGAACGCCGAACCGTTGACGGGATCGACGTAGGCAGTCTCGATGGCCGTGGGCGCGTTGATGCCGTTGCCCTGGAGGAAGGCGCGACCCCAGAACTCCGTCATGGAGGTGCGGGCCTGTTCCACCTTGGTTTCGAGCAGGGACACGATCTGCGCGGCCCCTCGGTTCTTGCGCTTCTCGTCGCCGCTGATGGTCACAGCGGCGGCGATGTTGCGCCAGTCGAAGAAGGCCGCGGTCACGCCGTCCACCGGGTCCACCGGCAGGGTGTCATACCCCGCGTAGGTGGTGGTCTGGGCGAGGCCGTACATCAGGTTGACCTTGTACCGTTCCCCGAGATCGGCGGTTTCCTTGAACGCGCCGACTTCACGGAGCCGGTAGAAGAGATAGTTGGAGGCGGAGATGTTGTCCGCGATGGTCGCGGACTGCTTCATCAGAGTCGTCGTCAGAAGCGCATTCCAGTCCAACGTCAGGGACGAGGGTGCGGGCATGATTTTTCCTCAGTGTCAGAAGACACTGATTCTGGTTACGTCGAAATCCCCTGCTCTTCGAGGGCGGCAAGAATGGCGTCGCGGTCGCTGGCGAACTTGGGGGCCGGGGCCTTCACCTTCGCGCCGGGGATTCGAGTCCGGGGCACGGGTTCCGCCGCTGCCTTTGCCTTCGCCACCTTGGCCGCCATCGCCTGCGCGCCTTCGTTCTTGGCGCGGGAAGCCTGCGCGTCAGCAGTCACCATCTGGTAGAGCAGCTTGGCCGCCTTGTACGGAGAGAGGTTCGGATTGATGTTCGGCAGCAGTTCGGCCATCTTGGCTTCGTGCTGCTTCCAATCCGGGTGCTCTTTCTCGAAGGTAGCGAACTCTTCCTGGTACTTCTGCTGGAGCGCCGCCTGATCGCGCTGTTCGAGGGTAGACACAACCGGCTGAACCGCCGCGCCCGTTGCCGCCTGAACCACCTCTCGGATGCCCGCGAGAATCTGCTGCGACGCGGCTTCACCGATGATAGGGGTCCATTTGGCGTGGACGTTGCGGACGACCGATTCGACCGGATCGGCAGGATCGGCCTCGGCGGGCTTCTCGGCCTTGGGAGCCGCAATCTCGACACCGTACTGCTTGGCGAGTCGCGCAATCACCTCGGCGGGGTTGCCTTGGAGTGCCTTGCTGAACCGTTCGACTTCCCCGAGTTGCTGCATGCGCTTCGTGTACGCCGTCTGCATCCCCTTCGCCATTCGGGCGAGCTTAGGGTCCGCAGCAATGGCGGCCATGTCGGCAGCCGTGAACGGGAGGGTGTCTTCCGGCTGTGGGGGGGTTTCGACCTCCTCAGAATCAGTGTCTTCGTCAGTTGCCTCGGGGGATTCCGGCGACTCGTCCGAGTCCGTGATGTCGTCGGTGGTTTCCTCGTCGATTGTGTCGCGGGACTCGTCATCGGTGACCGCTGAATCAGAAGGTGCGCCCTGTACTGCCGCTAGGGCAGATTGGGCGGCACCTCGATCATCGTAGTCTTCCGCACGGCCCGCAGTGGGCTTCGGCAAGTTTGTGTACTCCTTATAGGGGTCAGATTGTACTGACCTACGAGGGACGGTACAGGAACTCGCCTGCCGCTGTCAACTAGTGGATGGGGTAGGGACCGAGGGAATAGACCGTGAGGCGCGAGTCGGGGACGAAGACGGCGCTTTGGAAGCACTGGGGGCAGGACACGCTGGCCTCTTCGGGGGTTTCGATGTACTGGCAGATCCACGCGACGCCGCACCGGGCGCATGTCCCTTCGCGGACGAGGTAGACCTCAGCGATGGGCGGCTTCACGAGCGGCCCGTTCGCGCCGCGCCATCATGCGGTCGCGTGCCTGGGACTGGGAAATCTGGTGCCCGCGCATTTCGAGCGGGTAGCCGCGGCGGCCGTCCTTGTCGCTGAGAATGTTTTCGAGCTGCTTGAAGCTGGTGACATAGACCGGCTCGGGGCCGATGTTGTGCTCGTAGCGGGCATGGAACCCCCCGAGCATGCCGATGCCCTCGTGGGTAGACGAGTGCGGGCAGAAGGGCCAGTCCCCGATGGCGAGTTCCTTGTTGCAGTCGGCGCAGATCATTGCGGTGTGATAACCCCCTGTTGGGCAAGCTGGTCCATGATGGCGTTGTTGTCGGGGGTCGGGCCGGGGCCGATCGCGCCCGCGGTGCCGCCGCCCGGAGCCGGGCCGCCCGCCTGCTGCTGCGCCATCATCGCCATCAACTGTCCGACCGAGCGCAGCATCTTGGTCCACTCGCGGACATCGTGCTCGGCATCGACGCCGAACGAGCGCAGAAGGCGGCGGAAGATTTCGGGGCTCGCCATGAGCACCGGGACAGTCTGCGGGTTCGAGATGACGGCGATGAGGGCCATGATTTTCTCGCGGTCCTTGTCCTCGTTGCCGGGGCTCAGGAACTCCATCGAGAGGCTGACTTCGTAGTTGAAGTCATCGACGCCGCCGATGTCCGCGGGGCTGATCTTCTGGAAAGTCGGGGACAGGGTGATGATCTTCTCGGCTTCGGCCACCGAGTACGGGCTGCCGCGACGCAGCATCTCAACATCGACGTTGGTACGGATGTACTGCTCGGTAGTCCAGTGCTCGCGGATGAAGTTGCAGAGCACGCGGCAGGTGTCCGAGATGAACTTCACGACATCGGCCCGCTGCATCGTCTCGCGGACCTTCGAGTTCACGTCGATGATGTTGGCCTGCGTCGCGGTTTCGGACTCGGCCACGGCCCGCTGCTCACCGCCGATGGAGGAGACCTGGATGAAGTCGGTCTTGGGGGCTTCGGTGTCGTGGACGCGGGGGTCGAGGGGCGCATCGGCCAGCGGCACGATGGAACCGGCCGCCTCGCCCTTGACGAAGACCACCGTGCCGTCGCCACCGATTTCCAGCTTCTCGACTTCGTTGGCGTCCACGAGGCGCTGGGAACTGGCGACGTACTTGCGGTTGAACCTGCGGCCGTGCACACGCTGGCGCTCGGCCCGTTCGTTGATCTCGTCCTGCGGGCCGCGCCAGTTGTAGGTCGGGGGAACGGGGAAGCCCGAGTCGAGGATTTCGGAGGAGCCGCGCAGAATGCTGAACGGGTACACGTACCAGGGGACGCCTTCGGGCGGCGTGAGGCACCGGCTGAAGTCCGCCGTGAAGACGTGGCGAACGCGCTTGCGGTGGTCCCAGACCTTGAAGATCAGCAGCATGTTCTGCGAGCCCGAGATGGTTGCGCCGAACTGGTTCGGGCCGGTCATGGCGTTCGAGTTGATGAGGCGCTGGAACTTGGAGGGGACCTTCACCTCGAAGCTGCCCGCGACACCGGTAGCCTTGGCTCGCAGACCGCGGGTGCGCCCTTTGTAGAGCGGGTTGGCCTTCACGTCCTCCAGCGACACCCACTCGAAGTACCCGGTCCAATCGTTGTCGATGAGCCGCTTCTTGCCGGACAGGGACCAGCGGAACATCTCGCCGGGAATGCGGCGAACCCACAGGGTTTCGGACGCGACGATTTGCTCGGGCTCGGGCTCTTCGCTTTCGTCCAGGCCGCGGGATGCCTTGGGCGTGTTGGGGTTGTCCACGATGTCGGCGGAGTAGCCGACTTCCGAGATGGCGAAGCGGAAGAAGTGCTCGTGGATGCAGGAGGAGATTTCCTCCATGAAGCCGAAGTCGGGATTCTGGATCTGCGCGTTGGCGGAGTCCGCGAGAAGCTGGGCGCGGGCCGTGATGAGGGATTCGGGCTCGTCGGTCTTGTTCGGGGCCGCAGTCAGCCGGACCTTGGGGATGCCGAAGTAGAGCGAAGGGCGGCGGACTTCGATGGAGGAGTAGAACAGGTTGCAGACGTAGTTGCCGCGCTGTTCGATGGGCCACTGGCCATCACCGCGATAGTAGGCTTCGAGGTCAGAGGGCTTGTAGGTGGCGTCCCATTCGTCGTAGGCGGCTTGGGAAAGCTGCACCTCCTTCTTCCAGTAGGCGAGCATCCGCAGTTCGGCGGGGGTCAGGCCCGGGGGCGTAGACGGTGCGCGTGTAGCCATGCACCAAGGATATACGAAACCGGGGCCGGACAGTCATGGGAGGACCACCCGACCCCGGCTTTGCCTGCCCGGTTTCTCCCGCGTTGTCCGGCTTCACAGTCCGGGCGGTGATCGGCCATCAGGCACGCCACAACTCTGATGAAGAGGCCTAACTATACACGACGCCTGCGCTGGTTGGCCTTGAAGAATGCGGCGAGTTTCGGGGGCATGGTGCGGAGATCCCCGATGCGCGCGGTGCCATCGGCGCGAAGACGCTTGCGCCTATCGACGCGCTTGATCTCGGAGATGGCGTGGCCAAGAGTGCCGGGGCCGGGACGGCGGATGGCCTCGACGGGCAGGGTGTCGGCATCGGCGATGCGGTACCTTAGGCAGTCATAACTATGGTCGGGCACAGACGGATCTCTGTCGTCGGAAAAGACATCGTTGCCGTCCTTGGTGCCGATGCGCACACGCCGCTGCGAGCGGGTTTCGCGGATGGCTTCGTAGCAGCCGTTGGGGTAGTCGGAGGTGCGTTCTACGAAGTAGAGGCGGGGCGCACCGAGTTCGCGGGTGATGGGGTGGCGGTGTTCCGGGTCGAGGCGCAGGAACTCGTTGATGCGGTTGCGGGTGGCGAGTTCGTTGTTGTCCCCACGCAGCCAGTAGATTGCAGTTGCAGCGTTGGACTTGGTTTCGTTGACCTCAGCATACTCGTCGGCCACGGATAGGGAAATGCCGCGCAGAGTGCGGGCATTGAAGATGGACGGATCGGCCAGTTCGGTCGAGTAGTGCTCGGGGATGAAGACTTCGGGCTCGCCGGGCTTCACGTTGCCGGGGCGCATCGAGAGGTCATAGAGACGTTCTCGGTGGTAGGAGATGATGCGGTCGGGCTGATAGTACTCGCGGTAGCAGATGATGTTGCCCCACTTGTCGAGGGCGAACCAGAGGCAGGCAGTCGGGGAGCTTTCGCCGTGGTCGAGCGTGCGGGAAAGCTTGCACTGGGTGAAGATGTAGTTCTCCAGTTCCTTGTTCCACTTGAGCAGGGACATCTGCGTGACGTTGTGGATCTGGCCTGCGGAGATTCCCCAGTTGCCGCGGACGAAGCGGTCGATGAACTCTTCGGTGCCTTGGAGCAGGAGGTCGCGGTTCTGCTTGGGCAGGAACAGGTTCGTGGTGGAGTCGAAGTTGATCATCCGGTAGCCCTGCTTCGAGTAGGTTTCCTGCCACTCGCGGGATTCGGGATGGAAGCGTCGGTAGAGCCAGTGAAGTTCATGGTCGGGGTTGCACGCGAGCATGGCGTAGGTCGGGGGCAGCGGGCGGCCGGTGCGCTCGTTGTACCAGGGCCAGGGCTTGCCGGTGGCCTCGCGCTGCTTCAGCAGATGGTCGGGGACAACGGCTTGGTCCCAGCGGCCAAGGCGGCGCATGAGGGTTTCGACAACTTCCTCGGAGACTTCTTCGGCCTGGTCGATGAGGAACCAGTTGATCTCCAGACCCCGGAGGAGTTCGATGATTTCGGAGTCGTCAAGCTGAGTCCATAGGATCTCGGAGCCGTTGTTGAGGACGAGGGACTTCTTCTGGTCGCTGCGGCTGCCGAAGGCATAGGCCTCGGGCGGGCAGACCTTGAAGAAGGTCTTCATGGTGGTGGTGGTCAGCTTGTTGCCCTGGAGTCGGGCAATGAGGCCCCGGTTGCCGGGATAGGCATCGGACAGGTACATGGCCTTGAGGCAGAGCGCCCACGTCTTGCCCGCGCCGAATCCGCCCGAGCAAAGCAGCGGGTAGGGGCCGTAGTTGAAGGCGTCACGCTGCGAGTCGTTGGCCCACTGGATATGCTGCGTCTTGCCCGCAGCGGCAAACCGGTGCGGATTGCGCGGCCCGGCCGATAGAACCTCGGGCAGTGGGCCATCTGCGGTATGCAGCATCTTGGCGCGGGCCGTAGCGTTGGCGCGCCCGGGGGAGGCCCCCTGCTTGTAGGCGCGGGGCCTGGAGATTGCGGCGCGGGCGGATCGAAAGCTGTTCGGCATCTGCGCACCCTACCACACCGCGGCTTCTACACTCCTTCTCCTCCCCTTCTCCTCCTCCCCGCACCCCTCCT